TCAGACTCTGCTTGTTGTTTGAATGCTTCACCGATAGCATCTAATTCATGCTCTTGTAGACGTTGATGTCCCTGCTGTAGAGCAAACTCTGCTTGCATCTTAGCGATAGAGACTTCAACATCTAACTTCTTTAGTTCATGCTCTCTTTCAAACTTCCTATCTAAAATCTTTAGGACTTCAGGGGCAAGACGAAATACACCACCGATAAGAGCACCAATGAGTTCAAACATCATTACCTCCCAACATCAAACCTAGGTAGATCTTCTTTAAAGACACCTCGTTGCTCTTGACGATACTTAACAAAAGCTTCTCTGAATTCAGGATTCCTGATATTCTCTGCCATGAATTGTTTACGTCCAGCTTCTCTAGCTTTCTCTACAATCTTCTCTATGCGTGTAGCCCTAACCCTAGGATCTTCGATACGGTTAAGCGCATCAACTCTAGGTGCTAGTGTTCGTTCTACAGCCTCACCAGTGAGCTGACGTAAGCGACTAAGCTGTTCAGCATCTAACTCCATACCATACATACGTTTAGTTACGGGCCTAATTGTCACATAAGGATTATCAAGTAGCTGTTGTACTGGTGTCTGTTCAGCTTCTCTAGCGGCTAAACCAAGTACTTGTCCTGGTGCTACTGTCTTAGGTTTACCAAGTATGTCAAACTTAGTTGGTAACTCTTCTCTTAATCCTGGTATACGATTTTTCAATGAAGCAATAGCACTATCTACTTCTTTATTAACAGGGTCTTGTAGACGTGCAGCAGAGCCTACAACAGCAGGAACTAATGAACCAACTGTATTGTTTAGGATCTGTGGTCCATAGCGTTCAGCGTCTGTAGCTGCCATGACAAAATTAGCAATACCTGCTAAGAATGTTTTCTCAACAAGGTTATCTCGCATCACTGACATAAAACTAGATACTAATTTGTTTGCTTCGTTTTCTTTACCGTCACGAATAAGATCTTTGTACCTAGACATAACATCTAGTGTGAATCCTAATGTAGATGATACTGGTTCAATTCTTGAATAATCATACCATGTATCTCCTATTTTAACAGACATCTCAGGTATACCGGCAGCTTCTTTGGTAGCTCTTTCCTTATCACTATGATGACCAGTAACTAAATCAGATTCAGCTAAACCAATGATGCTTGTTATGGTAGCAAGCCCCATTAAATTCTTTGCTGTTACATTAGAAAACTTATCTGTGCCTGCATAAGCTAAAGCACTTCCTGGTGTATACCTAAAGAAATCTTTAGTAATGTTAATCGGTGTCTTAATAAACGGTATGACAAAAGATAATAAAGGATAGTCGTTTCTTAGTTTTGTTAATGTATTACCTACTTTACCTAGATCTGCTTGAAATGTATTCTCTTTAGCAAACTGAGTAATAGATGCTGCTTCTCTTTCAAGACCAGCCATACGCATTTTAGTCATCCAGTTTTCATCCTGGAAGTCTATAGCTTGTAACTTAGATACTAATGCTTGTCTGGCACTAGCAATCTCTTCAGGAGTTGCATCAAGATTATCTCTCATATTAAGTTTACGGAATTGATCATCACTCATGCCGTAAGCATAGCGGTACTTCAGAGCATTAATTTCCATCCTACGGAAGAATGCCTTAGAAAACTCATCTACCGCTACAGATACTCTGGTAGGTAAGCGAACAAGTTCACCAAGTGCTTCAGCAGGTTTAGATGGTTCAACATAAGTTACCGTACCATCAGCATTGGTTGTAATTTTACCTGTGCCAATTGCTTTAGTTCTAAAGTTCTCTAAGAACTTATTTACATCTTTAGATCCTACAGCATAAGTTAAATCTAATGGAGCACCATTAAGGAACCCTCTACCAGCAAATCTCCATGCTTCAGCAAACGATGTCACTAAAGCAGGAAACATTGACAAACCTTCACGGATAGTCTTTCCTTCAGCACCACGTTCAACAACAGATTCAATCATCCGTTCCCAGGGAGCAATAGCACCTTTAAAGAAAGCTGAGTAGACGTTAACAACTGGTGTACCTAAACCAGATATTAGACTATTAACGTAATACTCTTGCATCTTCTTAGCTAACGTAGGATTAGAAGACACAAGCTTTACTACATCCGAAGACAGTTTATTAGCCTCACTAGTTAACCCTGATGCTTTAGCGTCTAACTGCATCCTAGCAAAGTCTTGAAGGAACTTCTTACAATTCTCACTGACCTTTAGCATGGACCAACTCCAAAGACACTGTTGATAAGTTTATTCTCTTGCTGTGCTTTCTGTATATTCTGTATATAACGAAGTGCCCTACCAACTTCAGAACCTGCTCCTTCCAGTGCAGCACGAAGAGCTACGATATCGTTCTGAGCTTGAACCAAGGTAGCTAATGCAGCCTCATCACCTTTTTCTACTAACTTCAGTAAGGCAGAATCATTAGCAGTATTCACTGCATGAGAGAAACCTCTAGCAGCTACCTCTAGTTCTTCTGCGTTAAATGCTTTGCCTTTAGACCACGCTGTCTTAACCCAATCACCAGCAAACCCTACATCTTTGTTCGATAAGAACTTATCAACACTATCAATAACTTTCTTGTCCGGCACAACATTCCTTGATGCTGCGGTCATCCTTTGTTGGAACTGTTCACCAATACTGTCATAAACATCCCTCATGGTTAAACCATCTAAGGTATCTCCACGTTCCATGATATGTTTAGACGCTTCAGGACCAAGCCTAAATATCTTCTCTCGCTGTGCATCGGACAAGTCTTGCCACTTATAGCGTGGTACAACAGCCCTGATAACAGCCTCTGCATTACAGACACGCATCTAGTATTCTCCTTAGTGAAGGCGTATTCTCTAGTACGTCTATCGCCTCATCAAATGTCTTAGGCAGCTGAGTGATATTAGCTTCATCTAAAGCTTTTAACACATCGTCACTAGCCTTAACATCTTTTAACACGGTGCGGATATCTTGTCCAGTATCTTTTGCTAACTGCTGTACCTTCGGTGTAGATATGCCTTCATCTGCTACTCTAGCAGTCTGTGTAAAGTAATCATCAGACCTCTTAGTAAGTAAAGCACCTACATTAGGTTGTTCTTCAGCAAGTCTTTGTTGCTCCATCTGCATAACCCTAGCAAGCCCTGTAGGGCCTGTAGGAGCTTCTTCAGCTATAGGACGTAGTAGAGCAGCTTCTTGCTGTACAGCTTCTTCAGGAGCCATCCTAGCCTGTTCTCTTTGCATAATCTCAGCAAGACCTCTACGAGGTGGTTGTTCTGTGAGTAATGCAGCCTGTCTTGGTACAGCACCAGTAGATCCCATTTCTTCAATGATGCGCTGTACTTCAGGAGATTCAAAGGTTGCTGGTGTTGTTGTTTGAGTTGTATCTACTGTTTGCTGTGTAGTATCGTCTATAGTTCGACGACCTATGTTTACGTTATCTATTTCTTTTCTAAACAAACGACCAACAATATCGCTTGCTCCTGCTAAAGCTCCTCCGAGAACAGCACCTGCTCCAGCACCAATAGCCGCTGATTCTATCCTAGATTCGTCAGGGGTATACAAAGGACGAAGAGCACCTCCAACAGCACCCGCAGCAGCTCCTCCAGTTATTAAACCTTTAGCTCCTTTAAAAAGTAAAGATCCTGGTATAAGAGAACTTGGGTTAACAATACTACCTGCTAATGTACCTGCCCAACCAGCAACAGGAGATTGCTCACGTAAAGACTGCATACGAGTCTCTGCCATAAGCTCTTCTTCTGTTGGTTCTCTACCTAATATCTGACGTAGACCAGTTATTTCAGAACCAGCTTCTTGAGAAAAACCAGCTTTAAAAGCTTCTAAAGGACCGCCCTGAGCTTTGTTTAGTTCGCTTATGATTACTTGGTCTGTTACTCCCTGACCCCTTAAACCTTTGTAATCAATACCTCGTGAACTAGCTAGTTCTTCTGCAATAATTGAATCTGAAACACCCTGTCGCTTTAACGATAGGATATTTATCATTGAAAAGGCCTTACATTATATCTTTCATAAGCTAACTTGTTAGCGTTTTCTAATATACGGTTTGCTTCTCTAATATTACCACTTCTTTCAGCATCCCTTCTTTTACGAAGAAGACCTTGTATTGTAACATCATTATTAGCTGCTTCAGTTTGCCTATCTTGTGTGGCTTGTGCTCTTTCAGACAAAGGGACTGATGGTTGTGTTGTTGTTGTTGACGTGTTACTACCACCTCCTAATAAAGATCTAACAAGATTTCTTTGCTCATTTTCTGAAAGATTTCCTTTTTGTTTTTTATCTGTTACAGGAACACCAGTCTTTTCCAATTCTTTTGCTTGTCCGACAGGAATTTCTTTTACAGACCCGTCTTTTAAGGTAACAACAGCTTTCGTAATTTTACCTTCCAAATCTTTCTCATAACCAACATTAAGAGCTAACTGGTTTGTTTCTTTTGATCGTTGTGCTACTAACGCATCAGAAGCTCGTATATCAGCCTTGAGTTTGTCAACCTCAAGCTGTAGTTTATCCATTGAAAGCTTGGCTTTTGACTTAGCTTGTTTTTTCCTCTCTTCTGGTGTAAGCGCATCCCACTCAGCTTGTGCTGCTTCCAGTTTAATTTGAGCTTCTGACAACTGAGCGTTGCGTAGATTAATGTCTTGTACGTTTTTAGTAAACTCAAGATTCTTAATAGCTTGTTGTAAAGGTCTATCCTGTTCGTCCCAAGTAAACTTAGAAGCAGCTCTTGCTTCAACACCTTTAGCAGACTCTGTTTGAACTTGTGTCAAACCTATTCTGGCCTCAGTTTCTTTTTTACTAAGCTCAGTCTTTGACCTATCAGCTTCCATAGCTTTTACTTGCATAGCTGCTGACATAGCTTGATTCATAAGACCAGCATCCGCTGCATACTTAGCAGTTAACTTAAAAGCTTCTAGTGGATCTTCACCATCCCAGTTTTGTTTAACTAGTTGTTTGATTTGCTCCATCTTCTTAGATTCTACCATTGCAGGATCTTCAATACCGAACAAACCAGCTAAAGACCTACCAGCACGTTGTCCTGCACTAGCTGCTTGATACATCAATCCCTGCCCTGGACCAAGCTGTGCTTGTCTCATAGCCAATGCTTGGTCTTCCATCTGCTGCTGACGTAATAAATCAGCTGGTGATGGTCCTCCGAACAAACTCATTTGTTGTTGTGCCATGTTGTTTCCTTAGAGAGGTAATATCCCTTGATTAAGAGCATCAGCATAGGTAATGTTTGTTCCAGGCACATAATTAGAAGGCTGATTAAACAAACTAGATGCTGTATTAAACAAACTAGTCAAATTACTACCACCTTGTCCGAGAAGTTGATTAGCAGTATTACTTCTACCAACTGCTAAAGCATCCAATGCAGCTTGTTGAGAAGCTAAATTCGATGCCGTACCTAGACGTTGTGTCTGACCAACTTGCTGTAGACCTTGTCCGTATAAACTTAAAGGTGCTGTGATAGCTGCTGTGGCTGGTTGCATATATGCACTAGCTCTTGCTACATCAGCTTGAGTAGCTGCCTGTCCTAACTGACCAGACAACTGTTGTTGTTGAGACTGTAAACCAAGTAAGTTACTTATTGGTGAGTATGCGGTAGTACCTTGAGTTATCAAAGCACCACGCTCACCTAAAGCAGCTTGCCTAGATTGTAGTTCTCTTTCTAGCTGTTGTCTAGCAATAGCTTGTTCTTGTGCTAATAGCTCTGGAGCTGTAGATACTCTTGCTTTACCTGTTATAGGATCAATGTTACTAGATAAGATACCTAGCCTACCTTGTTGACGCATACGTTCTTCAAGAGCAAGTCTCTGACGCTCTGTTTCAGGTGCGGACAATGCAGCAAGTTTCTTATAGTAGTCAGATGCTAAAGTCTCAATATTCATATTCTCTGCTGCTAAAGCAGATTGCCCAGCAACACGAGCAAAAGGAGCATATAATTCTGCCCCTGTTTGGGTCATTGTTGTTTCTAATTGACCTGTGGGACTAACTTTAGTACCAAACAACTGATTACTTACACCATAGGGTGTAAATTTACCAATCATACCAGATGCTTTAGATGCTACATCTTGTAAACCTGTTTTAGCTTCAAAACCAACATCACGGTATAAACCAGCTAAGTTTGTAGCAATAGTATTGTATTCGGTTTGACTTAGCTTACCTTGATCACGTAGTTTCTGTGCAGCATCATTAACCATTGCTAAGTTAGCACCGGAGCTAACAAGACCAGCTAATGTGCTTGCTGCACTAGCGTTCGTTAGTCCTTGTAGGAGAGTATTAGCTATATTAGGTAGTAAAGATGTAGGGTTAAAAGATGTTGGTGTTGTTGTCGTAGGTGTCGTAGTAGGTGTCGTAGTAGGTGTTGTTGTCGTCGGCGTTGTCGTTGTTGGCGTTGTTGTCGTAGGCGTTGTCGTTGTTGGGGTCGTTGTTGGTGTTGTTGTCGTCGGCGTTGTCGTTGTTGGGGTCGTTGTTGGTGTTGTCGTCGTGGGTGTTGTCGTTGTTGGTACTACAGTACCAGCTGCTCCGGCTAACAAACCTGTGTTTAATAAATTTCCTGTTGTATTTACAATACCAGGGATATTAGATAAACCTGTTGCTTCCAGAGTAGCTAAAGTTTCTGCTGATAAACCACCTAAACCAGCAGTACCAGCACCACCTACTGCAGTACCAGTACCACCAAGTAAACTACCTGTAGTGGCTAAGTTACTTAGTCCAATAGCACCTCCAACGATGCCTAGTGCTTGTAGCCATCCTTTACCTTCAGAGGTATTAGGATCAGCTAGACGAGTACTTGTTGGTAGGCCATAAGCATCGTAAGCTTGTACAAGAATCTTATCGCCTTGCATACCAATAGCTTTTTCAACAACAAAATCTTCGCCTTTATCTAACTGTGTGATATTACCTTCAGTGCCGAAGGTTCTTTGTACATCCCCAGTAAGTAGAGTGCCTTGTGGAACACCAGCATCTAAGAAGTACTTTTGTACTGTCTCTAGCGGTTTCCCTAAGACATTAGCTAAATCTTGTGCTGTTACGCCGTATTGTGCTGCTGCTTGTTGTATTGCTGTTGGGTTGTTAATATTAGAAACAACATAGTCAACAATAGCGGCTTCCTCTTCAGGAGTAAATCTGCTTGCCATAGTCTGGTTTCCTGTTTGAGTGCTTACCTTTGTATTTTGTAAAGCGGCTTGTTCTGCAGCAGCTTTCTCGGCAGCTGCTTTCTCTGCAGCTAATTTAGCTGCTTCTTCTGCAGCGACTTTCGCGGCTGCTTCTTCTGCAGCCTTTTGTTGTGCAGCTAATTCTGCAGCAGCTTTCGCTGCAGCCTCTTGTGCAATACGTTGTTGTTCAGCTAATGCTGCAGCCTCTGCTGCTGTCTTAGCTTCTTGCTGTTCTTTAGCAATCCTTGCAGCCTCTGCTGCAGCTGCTTTAGCTTGTTCCTCAGCAACACGTAATGCTTCCTGTCTTGCAGCCTCATCTGCAGCAGCTTTCGCTGCAGCCTCCTGCGCTGCTTTCGCTGCAGCTTCCTGCGCTGCTTTCGCTGCAGCTTCCTGCGCTGCTTTCGCTGCAGCTTCCTGTGCAGCCCTTGCTGCAGCCTCTTGTGCTGCTCTTGCCGCAGCTTCCTGTGCAGCTCTTTCTGCGGCTGCTCTCTCTGCAGCAATTCTTGCTTGTTCCTCTGCTGCTGCTCTTGCTGCAGCCTCTTGTGCCGCTATAGCTGCTTGCTGCTGTGCAACGTAAATAGCTTGTAAATTACTTTCGTAACTATTTCTTTGTGTTTGGTCAAGAAAAGCAGCACCATCTGAAGCATAATAGTAAACAGGATTATAAACAGGTTCTGGTGTAGGCTCTACCACTGGTGGGTAGTATATTGCTTGAGCCTCTTCTAATCTTCTTATCTCTGCTAGTCTTTCTGCTTCAATCAACGCAGCTTCTTGAGCACGTCTAGCAGCTTCTTCTGCTTCAAGTCTTCTACGTTCTTCTTCGTAGTAAGCAGCCTCTGCTGCTCTTTCAGCAGCAATCCTTGCAGCCTCTGCTTCTTGTGCTGATGTATCTGGCTGATTAGTTAATAATGTTGTTGGTTGCTGTACTTGTGGTGTTATGTAGTTTAAGATGTCTTGATAACTGATTCCGTATAGAGCAGCTGTGTTTAGAAAATTAGGATCATTAGCTAATCCCCACTGGAAATCTGTAGGACTACCAAATACGCTTAAGTCCATGATTAGTAAGTACCGCCATCAATTGAACCAGAGCCTGTAATTGACGTTGTAACACTAAGCGTTGCTACTGTAGCAGTACCTGTGAAGGTTGGTGAGGCAATATCTGCTTTTGTAGCTACTGCGGTTGCAATGTTATCATACTCTGTGTTAATCTCAGTACCTTTAATAATCTTACCTGCATTACCTGATGGTAGTGAGTCCTTAGATGCAAAGTTTGTAGTCTTTGTATAGTTAGCCATAATTAGATTGTCCTACCTAGTTTGACAAATAAGTCTATCTGTTGTACTGCTAACGCATCACCATCAATGTTTGCTTCGATTCCAAACTGGAATACTCTACCAGAACCACCAACTTGTGTGTTCGAACTACCAACAAAGATACCCATGTTGTATTCAGCAACATTGTACTCAGATACATTGTACTCGGACAAAATACCTGCTGGTTGAGAAACTAGTATAGTTCTATACGATGTAGAATAGTCTGATGCCCACTTCATAAACACTTGTGTGTTTTCACCACCAATAAGAAGTAGCTTAGCTTTCTTTAGTATCTTCAGTATGGATGCGTTACCACCATCAATGTATGCTGTGTAGTATGAGAATCTATAGATAGATCCGTTATCATTAGCACCTGTGTAGTTAGCAATGTATCCTGTCCTGGAAAAGTATAGTTTCCTATCTAACGTAGCTAAGAAAGCTTTAGGTGATAGTGTCCATGTTGTTATCTTACAAGAGTTATCTGGGAATCTTTGCTTTAGATCAAAACAATAGGTAATGTTTCTTGTCGGTAAACTTAGTAAATAAAAACCATCTTTCTCATAAAACACTGATTTGATGCTTTCATTGTTGTTGTTGAAAGCAACATCAGCAATTAAGTCATCCCGAACATTCCTCGATACATCGAACAAAGGTGCTGACTTTTCTTGTATGATTCTTCCCAGACTTCTAACACCTGTGTCGGAAAGGAAGAATACATCTGAACCAATATCTTGGATAGAATCACGAGATATACACCCAACTCCATCGATAACCTCTACTAAACTTAAGTTAGCTGAAGGATCTGTAGCAGCTCCTGAGTAAATAATAATACTTTTCTTACAGAAGATAACTAAGTATCCATTAAAACCTGCTAAAGCTACTATACTATCAGATCCATTAGTCAAAACAGATTCAATACTTAGTGAACCATGAGTACCACCATTCCACTTATAACCAATCAATGAATCTGACCATGTCACAGTCTTCTTATCTGTTGTGGTGTCCGCAACCCATAAACGACCATAAGCTGCTAATACTTCATTACCTAATGGAACAGTACCTGAATAGGAAGCGTGTGCTGACATCTTTTGCCATGTATTACCAACATGATCATACATAAGTGGATCATGACCACGTTGAAAGAAATACGTATGACTATTAAAGTTAACTGCTTTCCAGTTTTGTGCTGTCCAGGTAGCATCAGCATAGACTTGAGTCAATGTTGTTGTACCAGTGAATATCTTCTTATCACCAATCGAACAGATAACTGTAGATCCATCAGACTTAACAATCTCATGAATCAATGATGGTTCTTCACTATTGAATCCAGAAGATGTGTTGACTTTAGCCCAACCACGTCTAGCAGCTATTCTTCCATTCTTATCAATGACAGCATTCTCTGCAACCAGAGCGAAATCTTTACTTAAAGACAAAGCACTGTCTTGTGTGTTTAAACCAGCATAGCCTGGGGCTGTAATTGCTATGGGTTCAAGTCTAGAAGCCATTATACTGGCTCCCAAGTAATTTCATCTTCGTACCTAGAAGTCTCAATAGAAATGTAAGACGCTAGTGTTCGCTCATAAATAAGTAACTGTTGATCACTAAGCCTACCACCATCTTCACCACGTTCATTGATAGCCCTTAAGTAAGCACCTTGAATAATTAACTCTGAAGGCAATACAGTGTTATCAAGGTCAGCTACTAACTCTGCTTCCGGTATCACACATTCTGCTTTGATGGTATATACCTGAGCTGGTATAGGGAAGATGTCAATTGTTAGTTTACCAGCTGACGTTATAGGACCATAAGAAAACTGCATAGGAGATCCTGTCTGTGTACCTAACAGATCAATATTCCTATGCATAACATCTTGACTAACTTGCTGAAGATCTCTCTTCTCACTAGGTAAATAAATGTGGAGTACTCTAGTTCTAAAATTAGAGTCTGTTATTTCATAGTTAGACAAGTTAGTAGGAGATGTATAGATTGTCTTTGTAGTCCTTAATATAGACCAGTTCCACGCATCTTCAACAGCTCTTTTAGCTTCATTAACCATATCACCGATTAACTTAGAGTAATCAGTAGTTGTTACTGAAGCTACTTCTGCTTCTCTAACACGCCTAAGAACAGCGTTAACTAAGTCTAGATAGGTCATATATCACCATTTTACTTTATCAGCCCAGTACGCAGCAGACATCTTACCTTTAGCAATATTCTTAGCGTGACGAGCCTTAAATGATTTGTTTCTAGCAGAACCCTCTGGAGAACCTGAAACACCTTGTTGACCAAACCTAATCGTCTTAACTTGATCACCGTCCTTTGCTACAACAACATGTGATTTGGTAGGATGTCCTGGTGTTTTTTTAGGGCGATTATAACCGGACACACCTGCTCTTGTTAGCCTAGAATCTTTCTTCATTTCTTCTTAGCAGTTTTTGCTGCCTCCTTAAAGTCTTTAGCTGTAGGAGCACCTTTAGTGCCTGGTTTTCTCATTTTCTCACCAGAGCCTTCAGCGATACGTTTACGCTTGGCTTGGATGTTAGCGTATAGCCCTGGCTTCATTTCTTTTTCTTTGGTTTAGACATACCAGCTTCAGATAAAGCAATTGCAACTGCTTGCTTACGAGACTTAACTAATGGACCACCCTTGCCACTATGAAGAGTACCTTCTTTGTACTCTTTCATAACCTTACGTACTTTATTAGGTTTCTGTTTCATGTTGGGTAACCCATTCTCTTTTCTTTAGCTTTCATTGCCTTAGATTCTTTTTTCTCATGCATCTTCTTTGCTTTCTTTGATGCATACTCTTCAGCTTCTTTCTTACCTTTAGCTGTGTAAGGAAACTTCTTATTCGCTACCATCGGCATCTTTATTCCCCTTGTTACGTCTAAACATACATTGAACAGTGTCAGTCTCCCATATACGAATGGCAGTCCACACAATTGTAAGGATTGCAGCTATTGCAGGTAACAATTCAGCCAAAGTCCCCACCACAGTGAGGATTGATACGGCATCTCCGATTTGCTTAACTTGTTCGTCAGCTTGAAGAGCCATTATTGTTTTCCTTTAAGTTCATTGACATGTTTCCAAAGTTCAGTGACTTGCTTATCATAACCTTTTTCAAGATAGTCTACCCGAACTTTAATAGTGACCGCATAGGCTGCTATTGCTACAATCGCTGCTCCTAAGTACCATAATTTTCCTAGGAGTTCGATTGTTTCCATA